TGAAAGGAGCTAGGCAGAAGCTTCGTTGGTTGTTTGCGCGTGAGGTTCAGAAGTCCATTGCGGAGTCCGTCTATGCCCTTTTGGTGGATGAAATCACCCGACAAGGCTTGACTGCCCATTATGAAATCCAGAAGAACCGAATTATCGGTAAACGCACCGGAACAACCTTTGTATTCATAGGCTTAGCTGAACACACCAAAGACTCCATCAAGAGCTATGAGAACTACGATGGTGTCTGGATTGAGGAGGCGCACTCCGTATCCAAAGCCTCCCTTGAAATCCTCATCCCGACTTTCCGTAGGGATGCCGACCCTGCCAATGGGATTGAGGGTTCGGAGATTTGGGCGACCTACAACCCCGAAACCGAAGAAGATGCCATTGATGTGATGGTGCGTGATGCCATCGCCATCAATGACCCCGATTACCTGATTGTTGACATCAACTGGAACGACAATCCGTGGTTTCCTGAAGTTCTGGAGAAAGAACGCCTACGGATGCTGGCGAGTGACCCCGACCTCTACCAACATATCTGGGAGGGTAAATACCGTTCCGCCGCTGGCATGATGTTCAAGCGCGACTGGTTCTTGCGCCATTACGTCCTTCCCCCCATCACCAACACCTATATCGCCTCCGACTGTGCCGTAACCCCCGATGGGGGCGACTACACCGAACATGGGGTGTTTTGTATGGGGCAAGACGGTATCCTCTACGCAAAGGCTTGGTGGTACGGGAAGGTGGATACCTCCGTCTGGATTGAGGCGTGGCTGGAAATGGTCAAATTCCACAAACCCCAAGTCGCCTTTGATGAGAAGGGGGTGATTAACCGTTCCGTGGATGGTGCGGTCAAGCGGCGGATGCGGGAAACCAACATCTTCGTCCAACGGGAATCCCTTGCCTCCGCTTCGGGGAAGGCCGCGAGAGCGATGGGCTTTGCCGCCAGAGCTTCCGCTGGCTGTGTGTCCTTCCCCAAAACCCAATGGGCAGACAGGGTGATAAACCAGCTCTGTTCATTTAACGGGGATGATGGTAGGGTAGATGATGCCGTGGACGTTTGCAGTTTAATCGGACGTGGGCTAGACTTCATCCACAACCCCTCAGCTCCGGCAAAGCCGAAAAAAGACCCCCCGAAGGAATTTACGCAGGAATGGTTCGATAAATTGTATAATCAGGACGAAGAATCCCTTGCTAAAGAAAAGGCGCATTTCCGATGATTGATGACGTAGCTCCCTCCGAGCAAGGCAATAAAGACATTAAGCGGTGGTTTGCGCGTATCCGCGATACCATCAAGTACGATGAGAATGCGCGTAAACAGTACGCTGTTGACCGAAGGTACGCCAAAGGCGATTCCGCCAATCCTGTTGCCGCCAACCTCACTGGCACGTACATTGACATCATCACCTCCTTCCTTGCCGCCAAAGCCCCCGACATTGCCGTAAGCCCTGCCCGTACCATTGAACCCCCATCCCTTGAAGCCCTACGGGACATATCCGAAGATATTGTCCGAGCCAAGCCGGAAATACGCGCCGCCATAGACGCAACCCTTGCCGCCACCACCGCCATGCAAGACCCCAACGCAGGGCAAACGGCTGAAATCGTCATCGACAAAATGGTTGAACAGGAAATCCTCAAGCAATATGAGGTGATGCGCAAGACCTATGCCCGTAGGCAACGCGATAATCGGGTCATGTCGGAAACCCTTGAGATTGTCTTAGGACACCTCTGGGATGGAGCAGGCATCAAAAAGCGTATCAATGACTCCACCCGTTCCGCTTTGACGGTTGGCGTGGGCTGGGTCAAAGCCATGTGGTACACCAACACCACCGCCAATGACCCCATCACCATTACCAAACTGAACTCCCTTGAGGAGAACATCGCCAAGCTCAAAGCCATCCAACGGGAACTGGCGGAAGGCGACCTTACCTACACGAAGGAAGGCTCGGACGAAGAAGTAAAAATTGCCGACTTGCAAGCCCAAGTTGACGCCATACGTAACAAAAAGGAAGAAACCCTATCACAAGGATTCGTATGTGATAGTTTACGGGCTGAAGATATAATAGTAGCCAAAGGCACGAATATCTGCGACTACCTTGACGCGCCGTGGATTGTCCACAAAATCCCCCTGCCGTTGGATGATGCCAAAGCCATGTTCCCCTTGTTGTCGGATTGCTGGGGCAAGGCGACCAAGTATTACCCCCGCAAGCCGGAGATGATTGAGAACAAGGACATTCTGCAATCCCAAATCAACGAAAAAGACGCCGAAGCCTTCACCACGCTTCAGTTTTCCTCCCATGTGGAAGGCGAAACCCAAGAATGCTATGTGATGGCGTATGAGATATGGGATAGGAACAGCAACGCCATCCGTACTCTGGTTGACGGCATTGAGAACAAGTGGGCGAAAGAGCCGATTTCCCCCAAGCCAACCTGCCGCTTCTACCCCTTCTTTGCGATTATGATGGGTACTCTCAGCAATGAGCGTCACCCACAATCCCTTGTTTCCCGTTCCATCAAGCTGATGGACGAATACAACCGTATCGGTACGGCGGAAGCCGAACACCGCCGTAGAATCTGCCCAAAAACGCTGTTCAAGGCCAATGCTTTGAATGCTGACTCCATGAACAAAATCACCTCCGCTGTCGTGGCTGAGATGGTTGGCGTGGAAACAACGACCCCAGACATGGACTTGCGCACCATTTTCGTGCCGTTTACCTACCCGCAAATGGATGCCGCGCTCTACAACCGCCAACCCATCATTGCTGAGCTGGAGCGTATCTGGGGTGTTCAAGAGGCGTTGGGTGGCTCGGTTTCCGTGGCAAAAACGGCTACCGAAGCAGACATCCAACAGAAGGGCTTCAACTCCCGCACGGACGACAAGCGCGATGCCATTGAAGATTGCCTGAGCGACATGGCGGAATACACCGCCGAACTCGCCATGTGCAACATGAGTACCGAAGAAGTTCAGTTGATGGCGGGTGTGGATGCCCTTTGGGTCAACATCACCAAGCCGGAACAACTCAAGATTATGATGCGTGTTCATATCAAGGCTGGCTCTACGGGTCGCCCGAACACCACCATTGAGCGTCAATCGTGGTCTATGCTGTTGCCACAATTGACTCAAGGCGTTCAAATGATAGGGCAATTGCGTGGCTCAACGCCGGACGATGTTGCCGACAAGATGGAAGCACTACTGGCGATGACCGCCAAACGAAGCGGTGAGGTGATTGACATTGACGCGCTTGTGCCGCAACGCTCAAGCCAACCGATGATGCCTCCCGACCCTAACGCGCCCGTTGACCCCAACGCGCCTGTACCTGACCAACAAGGAGTTCCCGTATGAGCCTGAGTATGTCTGAGCGTGTCGAACGCGCCATTGCCAAAAAGCCTTTGTCTGCAAAGCAGTTGAAGTCGAAGTTCCCCAAAATCGCCAACATCTATGATGTGATGTACCGCCTCAATGAACGGGGTTATACCGTCACCAAAACCAAAGATGCCAAAGGCGTTACCCTGTATTCCCTGTAATTACACTCTGAGAGAGAGATATGCCAACTACCATTGATGACCTTGCAAAAGTGGCTGAAGAAGTCGCTGTTACACCCGACCCCGTAGTTGAAGAACCAACCCTTGAAGAAGGGATGCGCAAGGCCATTGAGGAAGCCGAGCCTGAACAGGCTGAAATGCCGCTTCCCAATCCTGAGCCAAAAGAAGAAGCTCCAGTTGAGCCTGTTGCTGAATCCGAGCCTGTCGCTGAAACGCCAGAGCAGTTGGAAGAAAAGGCAAAGGCTGAACTTGAAGCGGAAATGGACTCGCTCGGAATCAAAGCCCAGCGTAGCCGTGAACGCTTCACACACCTGACCAAAGAGAACTCCGAACTCCGCCCGTACAAGGAAGCCCTTGAATCTATTGGGGTTTCCGACCTGACGCAGTTGCCCGTTTTGGTGGAACGAGCCAAAGCCGCTGATACGTTTGAGCAAGCCCTTCAGGATGCTGGTACGCCTGAAGATTTTGGCATGGCAATGGATGTGTTGCGTAAACTCAATTCCGGCGACATGAAGCTTGCCAATGAAGCCTATGACGCGATGTTTGAGCAGTTACGCCAACTCAGCCCTATTCTTGGCAGGAGCTTGGAAGGCATTGACCCGCTGACCCCTGAGCTTCGGGAAATGGTGGATGACGGCTCAATCACCGAAGAAATCGCCATTGAGTTGAATGCCAAGCGAAAACGCGAAGAATTGGCGCAACAATCCACGCAACAGGCTCAAACCGTCAATCAAGCCACCCAAGCCGAACAAGTTGCCCGTAGTGAACTTACCAATCTTGGCAATGCCTTTGCCGCCCAAGACCCGCACTACTTGGAAAAACAGGCCATTTTGATTCCGATGGTGGAAAGCTTCATCCAACACCTTCCGCCTGAGAAATGGGTGGAGGCGACAAAGAACGCTTATTTGAAAATCCCAAATCCTGCGCCGAAAGCCCCTCCGCCGCCGCCAGTTCAAAACCCCATTCGCCCAAGAACTCCTCCATCCGCCATAATTCCTGAAGGATTGAGCGCATTGGAAGCGATGCAATTGGGTATTCGTGCCGCAAATGGCGAATTGTGACTTGCAATTTGAAAAAACTTGTTTAAACTAAAACCGTAGTACCACGAATGGCTGTAATGTCAGGTTCGCCACCTGATAGCGCAAGAGCATGAGAATCGCGCCCTCGAACCGTGGATTGAAGCGTCATTTCATTCCCCTTTTCAGGAGCATTCCCATGCCTTTTACCGTAGGACAACTCGCGCAAGGCGCTCGATACACCATCGAGACCTTCAAAAAGAACGACCCGATTGACCAAGTGAACTCGGCTCGTCCGTTGCTCAACTGGTTCATGAAGAACAAAGAAGCCACTGCCTTCGGCAATGGTCAGTACAACGAAAACATCTACATCGCCAACAACGGTAACTACCAGAACTACTTCGGTGCTGACCAAGTTACCTACAACCAACGCGACCCTGTTCGTCAAGTCAAATACCAGTATGCCAACTACCATGACGGCTTCTGGTTTGACGATGACCAACTCGCCGCGAATGGCATCATCATGTCCGATGATGGTTCTTCGACCCAAACCGCCGATGAGTTGGAAATCCTTGCCAACCTGCTGAAGCAAAGCTACCGCGCTCTGAAAGAGTCGGTGCAAACGGGTCTGGACTTGGAACTGACTGACGATGGTACTGCCTCGACAAAGATGACCGTTGGTTTGGACTTGCTGGTTGACACCACTCCGGCGACTGGCGTTGTCGGCGGTATTGACGGCGCTACCTCGACCTACTGGCGCAACTACGCTTCGATGGCTGTATCAAGTGCCAACCTGATTGACCAAATGGAAGTCATGTGGCGGCGCACTCAGTTGTACGGCGGCAAAGCTCCTGATGCCATCTTCTGCGGTGAAACCTTCCTTGATGCCTACCGTGTGGCGTGTGCTGGCTTGGCTGGCGCTGGCGCGATTCAGCGTCAAGTCACTGTTGGCGATTCCAAAGGCGGTTACAGCCTCGATGCCTCGACTTCTGGCTTGTATTTCAAGGGCATTCCGCTGGTTTGGAATCCGACCTTTGAAGCCCTCGATGTCATCAAAGGCGTCATCACCCATCCGTGGACGAAGCGTTGCTACTTCCTGAACTCGGATACCATCAAGCTGAAAACGATGAAAGGTCGTTGGATGCAAGATGCCAAGCCAGCTCGTTTGCCTGACCGCTATGTGACCTACTTCGGTACGCGCTCCTCGTATGTGCCGATTGTCAACAAGCGTTCGTCCAACGCCGTTCTGTCCATTGCCTAATTGAACGCCCCCTTCGGGGGGCTTTCTTCCAAAATCTCAGGAGTAATTTATGTCCCTTGTCATCCTTTCCGCCGCTGAAACCGACTTGGCTAACAAAGCCCCGTTCGGTGTCGGTTTTTCCGTTATCGCCGTCAACCTCACTACTGGCTCGTTGACCGTTCAGCACTCGGATTCTTCGGGTTCTGGCTTCGTCACCGCCGCCACCGTTGGTGCGGCTACTTCCACCACCGCCATGCAACGCATCACCGACCTGAAGCGATACATCAAGCTGTCCGGCGCTGGTACGGTGTTCATTCTGCCGGACAAAGACCTGTAATCCCAACAAGAGAGAGAACTCATGTTAATCAAACAAGTGCAATGCGCCATCAAGCGCGACACCAGTACCATTGAACTTGCTGTAAAGAAGTATGAAGTTGATATTCTTCGCGCTGTTCATGGCGATGATGACCGCTTCCAGCTTATCAAAGGCGTGAAGTGCGACCCTGTTGATGTGACTCTTGATGCTGAAGAAGAATATCAACGGCTTTCCCAGTTGTACAAGCGCGATTACAGTCTGTTCCTGAATGTCTATCGCAACGCCGATGAGTTGAAAAAAGCCATGCTTGCCTCCTCTGTCAAAGGCGACAAGTCGGACAACGAAGAAACTGAATAATTTAAAGGGGGAGCTTTCCCCCTTCATTTTGGAGAAAGGCTGTGCCTATCGTTGATTACAACAGCCAGATACCAGAAGTCACTGGCTATCGAACACTCCTTCAGTTGCGAACCGCCATGATGCGTAGGCTTGGGTTTTCGACCCAAGTATCCGTTCCTCCTGCTGGAATGGCTGAACTCCTCACTGAATTTCTACAAAGCGCCCAACGTGCGCTTTTCCTGCGTCCTGAGATTGCGCGTCAAGAGCGTATCTACACATGGACTCTGGTTGACGGTCAACGGTTCTACGGGCTGACCACCAATGAAGAAGCCGGAACTGGCGCAAACAAGCCCATGTCGTCAACCAAAGTGCGTTGGGCTGGTATTGAGCGTGATGGCAATTGGTATCCGCTGATTTCAGGAATACCGCCTGAGCTGTACGGAACGGTTGGCAATGTAGGCTTCCCGAGCCACTATCAAATCAACC